CGACCCTACTCGCGTTTTCCGCGTTTGCCCAGACCGCTAGCACGCAACCAGTCAGTCGCGGCATTGACGATGTTATAGGGGTTGCAATTGTGCTGCTAGTTGTGCCTACGCTGATCGTCACGGCGACCAGCCTGACCGGCAACAACGAGGCACTGTGCGCTAGGCTACAAGGCAAGTATCTGAAGTCGGCTACCGGCTCCCAGGAGCAGTGTCCTGGTGGTTCTTGGGCGGTTGCGCTGGGCATTGCCCGTCCGAAGTAATGCTCCAAAAACTCGTTTTCAGGCCGGGAATTAGGCGGGACCTGACCTCTCTGGCGCAGGAGGGGGGTTGGTACGCCTGCGACAAGGTGCGTTTTCGAGGCGAGTTTCCGCAGAAGATTGGCGGCTGGCAGAAAATATCCGACGCTTTTTATCTCGGCATCTGTCGGTCGCTCATGGTGTGGCGCATCCTGGCCAACTTCATTTATACCGGTGTCGGCACACACCTCAAGTTCTACGTCGAGTTCAACAACCAGTACAACGACATCACGCCTATCGTACGCACCAAGGTGATAGCAACCAACGCCTTCACGACAACGTCGGGGTCGAAGGAGGTTGTCGTGAACGACGTCGCGCACGGCGCTATCACGGATGCTTTTGTCATCATCTCAGGCACCACGGCGGCCGTTGGCGGGGTGCCGGCCACGGACTTCAACGGCGAGTTTCGCATCAAGTATCTGACGGACAACACGTACAGCATTTTCGTTGCGACAACCGCGACCAGTACGGCGACAGGCGCCGGGGCGACGTTCAACTATTTGCTGAACCCGGGGCTGGACATCGTTCTTTTCGGCTACGGTTGGGGCGTTGCGCAGTGGGGGCAGTACGCCTGGGGTGAGGGGCTGCTGAACTCGTTTCCCAATCTGCGCATCTGGACGCAGGTGCCGTATGGACAGGACTTGATCTTCGGCCCCAAGCTCGGCGCGATCTACCATTTCACGCCTGATGCGGACCCGCTGGTGTTCAGCAGGGGCGTGCTGCTGTCTTCGCTGCCGGGGGCTTCTTCGGTCCCCCTGTACCAGTTCGATATGGTGATGGCGCAGTCCGCACGCATCCTGGTGGTGTTCGGTACAAATCCATTCGCCAACACGATCTTCGACCCGTTGCTTGTCCGCTGGAGCGACGCAGGCAACCCCCTTGAGTGGGCGCCGTCAATCACAAACCAGTCCGGAGAGTACGTACTGCCTTCAGGATCGACAATCGTCAAGGCCACGCAGTCTCGCCAGGAGATCGTCATCTTCACGAACACGGCTGTGTACACGATGCAGTACATTGGTGCGCCGCTCGTCTTTGCGTTTGTCCAGCAGGCAGACAACATATCCATCGTGGGCCCCAACGCTACGGCCAGCGCCAACGGTGTCGTGTGGTGGATGGGTGTCGACAAGTTCTATGCCTTCGACGGTCGGGTACAGACAGTCGAATGCCCGCTGCTGGACCACGTCTTCAAGAACATCAATACGCAGCAGGCGCAGCAGGTTGTCGCAGGCACAAACGAGGGTTTCGACGAGGTTTGGTGGTACTACTGCAGCGCCGGAGCCACGGCGCCGGACCGGTACGTGATCTACAACCACACGACGCATTTGTGGTCCTACGGCACGCTGACGCGCACGGCTTGGGTGGACTCCCCGTTCAAGGATGGGCCGCTGGCGGCCACCACGATACAGAATCTCGTCACGCATGAGATAGGCATCGACGATGTGTCGACGGACACATCTTTGCCTATCGTGTCGTATATCGAGTCCGCGGACTTCGACATTGGCGACGGAGACCATCTGGCCTATGTGCGTCGCATATTGCCAGACCTGACTTTTGTTGGTTCCACGGCCAGCGTACCAGCCGTGACGATGACGGTGAACACGAAAAATGACCCCGGCGCGGGGCTCAACGCGAACGAGAACCTGCCGGTATATCGGACGGCGACAATACCGGTCGCGCAGTGGACCCCGGAGATTTGGTTCCGTGATCGTGGGCGGGTGATGAACATCCGCATCGACTCCACGGGAGTCGGGGTGCAGTGGAAAATGGGAACACCCAGGCTCGACGTACGACCGAGCGGTCGCAGGGCTTGATGTGCCGCGCATTCGCCCACCCGTTCTCGCACAAGCGCCGCCGGAGTACAGCCGGCGTTTCTTCGACCAGATAATTTCGGAGCTGCGGGATGTCTTTGCGCGCATCGACATCCCTGCGTCGGACGCGTCGTACTACGGGCAGATAAACCGCAATACCAACCAGATCGTCGTGATGGGGGCAGGGTGGACGTCGATTCAGAACTACACCGCGCAGCTCACAAACCCCAAGGGCGTTGTGCAAGACATGGTTCCAGGAACGCTGTCTCTGCAGAACCTGGGTGTGTACCAACTCATGATCGACATCACGCTGACGTTCGACGAGAGCAATACCGGGCGAAGCACGAATTTGCGGATGTTCGATGTTGGAAGTGGGCTGCCGTTTGGTGTGGAGAGCAGTCTGTTCGTCGGGCGCAACGCCGCGGGCTTGACCAGCTCTTTCACATACCTCTTCGAGGCCGTAACTGTTGGACGTGTGTTTTGCTTGCAGATTGGCGGCGGCGACGCGTTTCCCAACACCCGCATCGAGAAGATTGTCTTCGGTGTAGCCACAGTTTGACCCCGGCGCCGTGCCAACCGACAATACAGCATGAGGAGAACACCATGAGTCTGAAGCGTGCAGCCCTGTTGCAGAAGAAGCGGAACTACGGCACCGGTGGCGACGCGGGGGAGTCGGACATAAACCCGGGTGACTACGGTGGCGTTGATGTTGGGAGTTCTGCCGGCAGCGGTCCCGGGGGCATGAGCCCGGAGGTAATACAGGCTGGTATTGACGCGGCGTATTCGGGAGTGGCGCCGGGGGCGGGCTCGGTGTCTACAGGCAAGCCCGGGGAGGAGGTTATGGCACAGGCCGCTTCGCAGCAGGCCCGCGACATAAAGAGTGGTCTTAGCTGGGGGGACATCGTAGGGCCCGGCGCCTTCGCCACGGCCAAGAATATCGCCGGGCTGATGGCCTCGGACTTTCAGGCCGCCAACGCGCGCAACGTGCCGGCCGGCGGCTTCCCGGAGGCACCGGGGACGCACAACCAGCATGAAATCCAAGGCGGTGGCGCCGAGTCTGCCAAGAACCCGTTCGGCGGGACTGACACGCCGGCCCAGACTACTCCAGCAGCGCCCGTGGCGCCAGGGTCCGCAGGCCCGCGGCAGTACGTCTGGGACCCGGTCACACGGCAGTACACACTGGCGAACGTGGGGGGTGGCGGCAACCCTATGGGGTACAACCAGGGTCAGGTGTTCCAGATGGCCTCTGGCGGGGCGGTCGGCCTCGCGGCCGGCGCGCCAGCGCAAGCGCGCTTCATGCGTGGTGGTGGCACGGGGCTCTCCGACAGCATCCCGGTGCAGATGGATGACGGCGGTCAGGGGTGGCTGGCAGATGGCGAGTTCGTCATTCCCGCCGACGTTGTCTCCGGTCTCGGCGGGGGCTCCTCCGAGGCAGGGGCGAAGCTGCTGTACTCCATGATGGAGCGTATCAGGCAGCAGGCGCACGGCCACGCGAAGCAGGTCAACCCGGTGAACCCGCAGCAAGTGCTGCCGGTGTAGGAGGACGATATGGCAGCAGGCGATTCGCAGACGGTACAAGGCACCAAGACCGAGGGGTTGCCGGCATGGCTACAGCCATACGGCGAGGACCTCATGGCGCGGGGGCAGGCGCTCACTGGCAGCAACGCGGCACCGGTGTATGGCGGCACGCGGGTCGCCGGGCTGACGCCCGGTCAGACTGGGATGGTGCAGTCGGTGTCCGGGCTAAACGCCGGGAACCTTGCCACACAGGGCAGCGGGCTTGTGGCGCAGGGGGCGAACTACGCCCCGAGCACTGGCGCTTTCGGCATCGACGCGGCGCAGCAGTACATGAGCCCGTACCAGCAGTCGGTGACGGACATCGCCAAGCGGGAGGCGACACGGGATGCGGGTATTGCGCAGACGGGGTTGGACTCGCAGGCAGCCATGGCCGGTGCGTTTGGCGGCTCCCGGCAGGCGATCATGGACGCAGAAGCGCAGCGCAACCTCGGCACACGGCTGAATGACATCCAGACGCAGGGGCTCAACACTTCCTGGCAGCAAGCACAGCAGCAGTACAACGCGGACCAGAACCGGCAGCAGCAGGACCGGCAGTTCGGCGCACAGGC